TACAGATCATAAGACATACGAGGCAGGTGATTGACGCACCCACTCGCGAATGTGATATGATCACAACCATAGAGGACGATAGACTTACATATGAATTTACATATAGGTTTATCGAAGTATGTTGCCAATAAAGGAGAACGAGAATGGCTTACATTAATAGTAGCACACACGACAAGTTCGTGGAACTCTACATAGAGACTTTGCCTGACATCGCAGTTGATGAAATCTTTAAGCCAGCAACCCGAGCGCAGACTATCGAAGACAAGCTCGGCGTAGCAGGCGCAGAAGATCCATTAGTTAAGGGTATGATGGTGCCAGCACTCACAGAAGTAACTGTGAATGCCACACCTGGCCTTTACCGTTGGAAGCAACTTGACGAACTGTCAGAATTTGTTATCACTACAGCAAGCACAAACAGCCTGGGCATGAGCCTGGTAGTTGATCCAACTACCTTCTTTGGCACAGCACCAGGAACTGAAGCTGAAGATATCAAATCAGCAGGTATCTTCCAGACCACTAACAACAAGCATCTGGTATGCTTTAGATTGTATTGGTCAGGTAATGAACCTGAAGCAGATCCAGCCTACTATGTGGAAGGTGTTGGTTATTTGGCGGGACTTGCTCCCACAACTAACCCAGATGCTCCAGTATGGGTATCACCAGTGACTATCGAAGTTGCCGGTGACTACACATCTGCTAACATCCCACCCGCACCATAAGTAGTAACAGTTCAGGGGGGTAAAACCCCCTGATCTAATAAATACTGGTTAGGAGAAGTTATGCGTAAGAATGTGAAAAAATTTATTATCCAACATCAGGATAATCCACCCAGAAGATTTGCCCTGAATGGCGTAATGTATGAGTGGTCCAAGATAGCACCCCTAGTATTGGGTGAACAAGATTTAGCAGATAAGGAAAATAAAGATGAAGTCGAGCACGATTTGGAACAAACTGGACATGAGCCAGAAGATCAAGACCTTGGAAGCAGAGATAGCCAAGGCGAAGAATGAACTAGCATGCCTACAAGGCGATGCTGACAAGATTAACTCACGCCTGAAGTTTGTGTTATCAGGCATACACAACATAAACGAAGATTTGGAGACTTAAAGATGAAACTAACTGAAGTAGCAAGCAAACCCCAACTAATCAAGATCACCCTGGACGAACCTGAGATCATCGAGCAGTATGACGATGAGATTGAGTTCTATACCTGGGATCGTCAGCCTTTGGAAAAATACCTGGGACTCGTGGGTCAGGATGCCAGCATGGAAAACATGCCAGCCCTGATCGAGTTTGCCAAGGATTTAATCCTGGATGAATCAGGCAAAGCCATCATGGCAGACGGTAAGGTGTTGCCCACTCTGGTTATGACCTTGGCTATTAACAAGGTGGTAGCACAGATGGGAAAATCCTAAATCATCAGGTAAGTGAAAACGACCCTGATGTAGCCAGATGTTTGATCCTGGATAGTTTGGCACACCGTTATGGTAGGCTACCCAGTGAGATATTATTGAATGCCACTACACAGGATTTATGGGTATTCGATGTAGCCAGTAGTTACCACAATCTACAGGCGGCCAAGCAGTCAGATCCACTCGCAGGACAGGATTTGGATGAGTTGGCAGACAAACTCAAGGAGATGCGTAGTGGCAAAGGTGACAATCAAGCAGGATGACATAGTTGGAGCACTCAGGGATATTCCTGACGGTATCATGACTCGAGCCGGCAAACACTTTAAGAAGATCACTCCCCGTGACAAAGGATATGCTCGCCGTAATACCACATACTCTGAATCAGGCATTCGTGCCAACTATGCTTATGCTCACAGATTGGATACAGGATGGAGTAGTCAAGCACCTGATGGTATGTCAGAACCCACTGAAGAATACATCGATAAGCTGGTTGATCAAAACGTGAGGAAGTTCTAATGGCCAAGAATATCAAAGTAATAATGGAACTAGACACTCGCGACTTTGATCGTGGAGTGGCCAAGGTTGATGGAAAACTAGACAAACTCGATAGCAGTGCGTCAAAGACTAGTGCTAGCTTTGTCAAGGTAGGTGCCGCTATAGCAGGTGTTGCCAGTGCCGCGGCAGGTTTAGCAAGCAGTATCCAAGCCGCTAGCAGTGTGGAGCAACTGGGCATTACACTGGAGACAATCTATGGTGATGCAAATCAAGCCGCACTGGGTCTGGAACAAGTAACAGAAGCCGCTGGCAAACTACCACTGAGCCTGGCAGAGATACAGCGTGGTGTTCCCAGTCTAGCACTAGTGGAAGACCAGTTTGGTAGTTTGCAGGAAAGCATAGAGTTTACCGCAGGTATTGCCAATGCGTTTGGCATGAGCTTTGATGAAGCCGCTAGCCAGGTTCAGAGATCACTAACATCAGGCATATCTAGTGCTGACATGTTCAGAGAGCGTGGGGTAAGTGCGTTCCTGGGATTTGAAGCAGGCGCCAAGTATACCGCTGAAGAAACCCGTGAAGTATTCCTAAAGAGCTTTGACGCAGTAACAGCCGCTAACGAGAAAGCCGCACAAAGCATGGCTGGACAATACAGTATGATTCAGGATGCTGTGTTCCAGGTGCAGGAAGCATTTGGCACAGCGTTTGGTGAGACACTCAAGGAGTTGATGTCAGGTGTCAACGCGTCGTTTAGTCAGAACAAGGAAGCCATACTAGCGACTGCCAGAGCCATAGGTGAAGACCTGGGTGATGCACTGATCTTCCTGAAAGAAAACTTTGATATCATCATAACCACACTGAGCGGGTTAGCCGCAGGCTTTGCCGCGCTCAAGATAGCAAGTCTAATACAGGGCGTAATAGCGTTTGCTAAAGCATTCAAAGGACTTAATTTAGTAATGTCCGCCAATCCCATAGGCGCTGTTGCAACAGCAGTGGGATTGTTGATAGCAGGACTAGTCCATTTAACGCAAGAGACAGGCAGTGTCCATAATGCGTTTGTTTGGATGGGCAATGGCATCATAGATGTATTTAACGGCGTAGTTAACTGGATAGAGAGTTTAGTAATTAAAGCCACAGGCGCCGCTAGTGTGATTAAAGAGGCTGTGGCAGGCATATTTAACGGTGAAGGATTTATCGATAGTGCTAGATCAGCCTGGGACAGAGTGTTGGCAGAGGCACAAGGTGCATTTGATGACAACCCAGTTGACTTTAGATTTGAGTATGATAGTAGCATATTAAAAGAAGTCACGGTCACAGCTCAGAAGGTCAGCACCGGCATCAAAGAAGTTGCTAATGCTAACCAAGCAGTCACAGAATCACTTGTAGAGATCGACACTAAATCAGAAGAGATCACTAACAAGGCCCTGGAGCGCGGTCAGGCATTAATAGATCAAATCGAGAAAAAGACTGAAGCCAGTGAGCGTGAACTTGATAACATGCATGCCACTCTGGGTTTAACTGATGATGAAGCCAAACTCAAAGAAAAACTCATGCGTATCGAACATGACTTGCTGGATACAACCAGAAGAATCCATGAGTTAAATCTGGGCAAAGAAGAGACCAACAGACTAATCAAAGAAGCGCAAGCAGAGACTCAGGGGCTGATTGATGTAGAAAAAGAAAAGCACGACAAGGCCATGGAATACAAGGCCACAGAGATGGCCGCCGATGAAGAACGCAACAAGAAGCGACAGGCTTTGGAAAAGCAAACTACTAGTCTGGTGGAAGACCTAAATACTAAAACTTATGCTAGCATGGAAAACGCATTTGTTGACTTTGTGAGCACAGGTAAGATGAACTTTAAGGATCTGGTAGATGAGATGCTGGATCAACTCAAGCGATTGGTAGCCAAGAAGATCTTCCAAACCATACTGGGAATATTTGGTGGTGGTGGTGGACTGGGTAGCATATTTGCTGGCTTCTTTGATCAGGGTGGAATTATCCCAGCAGGTAAATTTGGTATCGTGGGTGAGAAAGGACCAGAGATCGTGAGTGGCCCAGCCAAGGTAGTTGGCAGAACAGATACTGAGCGTATGCTGGCTGATGCTGGTAGTGGTGCTGGTGGTGGCACTAATGTTACTTATAACATCAGCGCCGTCGATGCTCAGAGCTTTAAGGAACTGGTGGCATCAGACCCATCGTTCATTTACAATGTCACCCAAGCAGGTGCCCGTTTACAACCCATTTAAGGAGATTTACAGATGCAACAACACATAATCAATAGATTCCACGATAGATACATAAAAGACCCAGATACAGGATGCTGGGAATGGCAAGCCGCCAAACAAGGCATTGGATATGGTCAGTTTAATGACGGAAAAAAACATTGGCTGGCACACAGATTTGCCGCAAAGATTGCTGGTATGGATATCAAGAATAAGGTAGTCAGACATAAGTGTGACAATCCTGGATGTGTGAATCCAGATCATCTGGAAACTGGCACTCAGACAGATAACATGAAAGACAGAGAAATCAAGTGCCGTAATGGTCGTAAGTTAACAAGACAAGATGTTATTAATATAAGAGCAGAGTTTAAGCCCAGAGTAGTTACTTACAAAGATTTAGCAATGAAGTATAATGTCCATCCTGCAACAATAGGTAGTGTTGTTAATAACCATATATGGAGATACGCATGAGCCTACAACAAATAATCAACTCGAGCACTAACTTACAGATCATCAGACCCAGAATGACTGCTCAACAAGTGACTCGCTCAGGCAGGCTAATATCCAACACTGTGGACACGGCCAGACCCTGGAGATTTCAGGTCACATACCGTCCAGCCAAGCGTTATTCAGAAGCCAGAGGTATGCTAGAGGATTTAGACTTCCTGGACAGAGCATACACAGAAGATATCGATATCGGTGCTACTAACCCCAAACTGAGTTACATCACAGGATATCAGGGTGACAATCCAGGCGCTTCTATTACCATGACTGATTCTAACGAGTATGCCAGAGAGATCACAGTGAGTTATTCAGGAGCAAGTAACGGAGGTGTATTGCTTAAAAAAGGTGACTTTATTCAGCCCGGTCGAACATCAGGTTACCCCTATGTTTACACTGTGACTGGTGATGTGTTAGCCGATACTGCTAGTGGCACAACAACAGTGCCCATCCACAGAAACTTTATCCCCTACAACTATCCCGATGAAGCAACCTTTATTAACCAA